GATCCGCAAGGCGTATCAAGGCTCGTTATGGGTAGGCGATGCCCCTGGATACATCGACCCGGCGAAGGATATCACGGCTGCAAAGGAGCGCATGGACGCCGGAGTTTCAACGCTGGACGAAGAGACAACGCTGATCACCGGCGGCGACATGGAACAGAACATTCCGAGAATCCGCAAGGAAAGAAAACTCCTGAAGGAAATCGGGCTGTGGATTCCGAAAGAGACAAAGCCCAAGGCTCCGGCGCAAGGAGGAACGGAAGAATGAAGATCCTGGACGTGCTGACAAGCCCGTGGGCTATCGCGCCGGAGAAGCTTTCCGAGATCCGTTCCGTCTACCATACGCATCTCCGCGGCCCGAAGATCGACTGGAAAGCCATGGAATCAAGTTTTCTCACGTTCGTCGGCGAGGAGCCGGAGAAGCGCGAGCCCTACGAAGTGCGCGATGGCGTGGCAATCATCGATATCAGCGGCGTTCTCACGAAAGGGCTTTCCCTCTTCAGTTTCCTGTTCGGCGGGGCATCCATGCGGCAGATCGGCGAGGCAGTCCGTCTCGCCGTCGATGATCCGGCCGCCTCTTCGATTCTTCTCTACATCGACTCCCCCGGCGGGACCGTCGACGGGACGCAGGAACTGGCAAGCATCGTTTTTGCCGCAAGGTCCGCGAAGCCGATCATTGCGTTTTCCGATGGCGAGATATGTTCCGCAGCCTACTGGATCGGATCGGCGGCGGGCAGGGTTTTTATTTCCGGCGACACCGTGGCCGTGGGGTCCATCGGGGTCGTTGCAACGCACATCGATCAATCGAAATTCGATGAGCAGATGGGCGACAAGTACACGGAGATCGTCGCCGGCAAGTACAAGCGGATCGCCTCAGCGCACAAACCGCTTTCCAAGGAAGGCGCGGAATATATCCAGGATCGGGTTGACCATATCTACTCCGTATTTATCGGAGAGGTCGCAAAGCAACGCGGAGTTTCGGAAGAAGCTGCCCTGGCGATGGCTGACGGAAAGATATTTCTCGGACAGCAGGCGATTGATATCGGCCTCGTGGACGGTGTTTCCACGTTTGACGAATTGATCGCGGACATGGCCGCCGGTGACGTGGCCGGACTTCAATCGAACCGAAAGGACTCAACCATGAAAAATTTGCAGGAACTGAAAGAGAAATTCCCGGCCCTGTATCAGGAGGCATTCGACGCCGGGAAAGCGGAAGGGTCTGCGGAAATCGCGGTGACGATGGCCAAGGAGCTTGAAACCAGGATCACCGCAGAGGCCTCCGCAGTAGAGCGGAAGCGGATCATGGACATTCAGGCCGTCATCATTCCGGGACACGAAAAGATCGCGGCCGATGCCATTGCCGACGGGAAGTCAACCGCTGGAGAAGTCGCGGTGAAAATCGTGGCGGCAGAAAAGGGCATCCGGGAAGCGAAACTCAAGGCCCTGGAGGAAGACGGCAAAAAGCCTGCGGAGGTCGTTGCGGCCGGGGCTCAGACCGTCGACAAGACCGAGAAGACGGCCAAGACCGCGAGCGAAGCCGGGGATGTCCTGGACAAGATCGCCAAGGAAATCGTGGCGAAAGACAAGGCGTCCTACTCGGCCGCCTTTGCGAAGGCGTGCAAGGACAATCCGAAACTCGCCGCCGTTTACAACACCGGAAAGGAGGCTTGACCAATGTCTACCGGACAGAGCAACGTTGTGGCCAGATACACGGGGCCTGCAAAAAGGGACCTTTCGTCTTACCAGTATCATGCGGTGACGAAGGACACGGACGGAAATATCGACTACTGCGACACGAGCGCGGGGACGAAGCCGCTCGGAATCCTCCAGAATAAGCCGGAGGCCGCGGGCGAAGAGGCAGAGGTTGCCATTGTCGGAACGACCCTCATGGTCGTCAATGCGACGACGGATATCAATGAAATGGATCTCCTGGGATCTGGCAGCGATTACCACGGCGTCAAGGTGACGGCGGATCAGGCGATGTATTTCGCGGCAGCCCTGGAGCCCGCAACGGAAGACGGGCATATCATCGAAGTCCTGCTGACGGGAATCGGGTACATCGGCGCGACTTGATAGGAGCGGATACGCACTCATAAACAAGGGCTTCCCTGCAAAGTCGGCCAACTGAGCGGGGACGAAAAGAAAGAAAAAAGCGGGCAGTGAAGGTGCCTTCACCATCTTCATTTGCCCGCTTTTTCTTTGCCCTCCAAAGAAAGGAGAAAGGCAATGCAGCACTCTGACGTCCATGTCGACCGACCGCTTTCCAATTTCGCGGTGGAATACAAAAACGAGGCGCTTATCGCTCCCCTCGTTGCGCCGTTCGTTCCGGTGAACAACAAGAGCGATTCCTACATGACCTTCACCAAGGCGGACAAATTCAGCCTTCCCGATGACATTCGGGGGCCGAAATCGGAAGCCAAAGAAACAAGCTGGTCAAGCTCGACGGCCAGCTACGGTTGCATCGACCGCGCCCTCAAGGATTTCGTTCCCGATGCGCTCGCGGCCAATGCGGACCCGGCGGTCAACATCTTCGAGCGAACCACGGGGTTTTTGACGGATCTTCTGCTTCTCAAACATGAAAAGCGCGTGGCCGACCTCGTGACGACTTACGGAAATTACCCGTCGTCCGACTATTACACGACACTCTCCGGGACGGACCAGCTTTCCGACTACGATGATTCCGATCCGCTCAGCGTCATCGACACCGGGAAGGCCGCTTGTTTCAAGGAGCCGAACACAATCATCATGGGGAAGGCCGTTTACGACAAGCTGAAACGGCATCCACAGCTTCTCGACTACGTCAAGGGAGGAGCCACCTCCGGCGATCCGGCGAAGATCGGTCTTCAGCAGATGGCCGAACTTTTCGAGGTCGAACGGATTCTGGTCGGGAAGGCAAAGTACAACTCGGCGGTAAACGGCGCCACGGCCAGCTATGCCGATGTCTGGGGTAAGTATATCGTCATCGCCCACATCGACCCCGCCGTGTCCCTGGAAAACGTCTCTGCCTGGAAGACCTTCCTGTGGAATCAGGTTTCCACGGGAGTGGGATTCAAGGTCCGCCGGTATCGGGACGAGAAGCGCGGCGGCGGCGGATGGGAAATCGAAGTGGAAGCAAGCATGGTCGAGAAGGCCGTTTGCACCGACCTCGCCTATCTCGTCATCAACGCGGTGGCGTAACGACCGCCGGAAAGGAGGTTTTGCAATGAGAAAGAAAATTCTCTCCTGGCTGGCGATTCCGTTGATCGTCGCCGTCCTATGCGGCATCGGCTTCACGGCGTCCTACTGGGACGGCAACTTCACAAACCTGCTCGTGAAAGGCCATGCCGTCATCAAGCAGACACTGACGCTCGGATCGACCCTTATCACGGCGACCGGAGCGGAGATCAACAAACTGGCCTCAATCGGGGCGGGGGATATCGTCACCACGACCAATACGAAGACCTTGACGAATAAGACCATTGACACCGCCACGGTCTCCGGTGTGACGACCCTCTCCGGGGCCACATTGTCGGGAGGCGCGACGCTTTCCGGCACATTTACCGGAGGCACTCTCGCCAATCAGACCCTGACGGGGTCGACGCTTACCTCTCCGACGGTCAACGGGGGGACCATTTCAACGGCGACGCTTTCCGGAACCACGACTCTTTCGGGCGCTACCCTCAGCGGGGGCGCTACCCTGAGCGGCACGTTTACGGGCGGTACGCTTTCGGGGCAGACGCTGACAAATCCAACAGTGACCGGCCTTGACGCGGCGTTCAATGTCGCAACCCATACCTTCACGGCTGGTGAAGACTGGGAGCTGACGGCAACGGAACAGAAGGCCATGTTGCTGACGACCGCAGGCGGGTCCGGCACGCCGTCGATCATCGCTCCTTCGACCAGCGGGAAAATCTACATCCTTCGGAACGGGGCGGGCGTTGCGGTGACGCTGAAGCGAAGCGGCGGGACGGGAATCAGCGTTGCTTCGGCGAACACCGCCGTCCTGATGGACAACGGGACCGATTACATGCGGATCACGGCAGACGTTGCACATTAACCCCTTTGGACCCTCCCCGGAGGGCTTCGGCTCTCCGGGGACCCTTTGAATATGGCGCGAAACGTAAACATCACAATCATTCTTTCCCTTGTCCTGATCCCCTTTGCGGTCATGGGCCAGAATGTCCATTACGGCCACTTTCACGCGCTGATCCTGGCGGTGATGGTTTTTTGCGCCTTCGCCGTCCCGAACACCTGGCTCCGGTCTTTCCTTCTCTACGCTACCGGATGGGTTGCGTGGCTGATGGTCAATCTATTCATCGGCAGGTACGCGACGACGACGAACATGAGCCTCGTCCTGATTGACGGCTCTTTCTACCTTCTTCTCGGAGCGGCGTTCTTCATTGCGGTCTGCTACAGCGACATGAAGGATGAGACGCTTTTCAACGCGATCTGCATTATCGCCATCATTCAGGCCGTTCTTGCCATCCTGCAATTTTTCGGGGTCAACCCCTTCTTCGATTTCGTCAGGCGTTTCGTGAAGGTCACAAGCGAACTTCCGGCGACTGCGGCAATCGGCACGCTCGGGAACAACAAATTTCTTGCGGCCTTCTGTGCAATCAGCCTGCCGTTTTTCTTCCGGGGCAAGTGGTTTTACGGAGTCCCCGTCATCGCCCTGTCTTTGATCTTCGCTCAGACCACGACCGCATTTGTCGCCGCCGCTGTGGGGGCGGGGTATTTCTTCTATCCGCGAATCCGGTTCAAGAAAACGGTCCTCGGCGCCCTTGCCGGCGCGGGGCTTCTCTACGCCTTCATCTGGCACCCGTTTTTGAACAACCCCCGCTTCGAATACTGGCTTGACGGTATCCGGCAGATCACAGGGTCATGGGCTTCCATCATCTTCGGTTTCGGGCCGACTTCGAAATGGCGAAGCGGAGACGAGCTTCACAACGTGTATCTAATGGTCTGGTGGAGCTACGGGATTATCGGCCTCGGGATTCTGATCCGCTACATCCTCACCGTCGCCCGAGAAAACCGGCTCCTGTTTTCGGCGTTCATCATCGCTTGCATCGACGCGATTGGAAATCACGGCGTCGCCTACACGGTTCCGACGGCGATGCTGACAATAACCATTATGGCATTGATCGAGAGGGGACATGAGCAAAGAGTTTGAAATGTTGCGAACCGTCGCCATCTGGTGCGCCCTTGTCTTGGGGATCTGCATCTATTCGGCGATTGTCATAGACCGTCACTTGCGCCTGCTGACAGACGGAATGGTGACTTTATTCTGACGGAGGGAAGGCCATGAAGAAGATCCTTTTAACCATTGCTTTGATCCTGCTGATTCCGGCTTTGTCCTACGGAGCTGACGGATCATGCACACAGTCGGCCTACGATTTTTCCTCTCGGAACGTGCAGCACCCGACCCGCGTCATCATCCTCGCCTGCACGGGAAGCACCGTTGACGGGTCTCTCCCGGATACGGCGCTGAACTCAACCATGATGAAGCTCATCGAGGGAACACACTATTTTTACAGTATCACGGCCTACCCGACGAGCGGAGGCACGCCCCCGGACGCTGCGGACGTTTTTATCCTGGACGAAGACGGCGTTGATCTTCTTGGATCGACGGACGGCGGGGTTACGGCAAACAAAGGGGCGAACCTGATACACGCGACACTGCCGAAAAGGGCTTTCGCATGGGTGGACAACATGAGCGCGATTTACACCCCGCCTGTTCAGACAGGCCTCACGCTCCGGGTCAAGAATCAATCGACGGCATCGGCTAACTTCACAATCAAGCTTGTGTTTGAGGAAATCAAAAAGAAATGACCCTCGCGGCTCAACTGATCACCGACCTTTCCGCCTTTTTCAGCACCGACGATTTCGCGGTTGCGGCCACCTACACGCCATCGGGCGGGACGGCGAAGACGATCAACGTCATTTTTGACGAGGATTATGCGGCGCTTTCGGGGGTAGGCGACTACCGGGACGTTTGCCTCGCCAAGGCATCGGACGTATCCGCTGCAAAACCGGGAGAGACGCTGGTTATCGGGTCCACGACCTACAAAATCAAGGAACCCCCGCGTCACACGGCAGACGGGATAACGGAACTCGAATTGACGATAGATTGAGGTCTTTGTGGCTGACAGCATCAGACAGCAGATCATGGATAAAGTGGACGCCCGGCTCAAGCTCATCAAGACGACCGGCGGCTACAAGACCAATATCGGATCTCATGTTTTTGACTGGCTGACAAGGGACCTTGCGGACAGCGATCTTGACGCCCTGATCTATCGGGACAAGGCGAACTCCATAAGCGCCGGAACGCAAAAGCTCTTCGAGAACAGGGTTTCCGTTGAGATTGAAGTCAAATCGAAGTCGGCATCCACGACGGCGAAGCAAGTGCGGATGATGATCGAGGACGTTTACAAGGCCATCGGCACGGACGAGACGTGGGGAGGCCTTGCTCAGAAGACGAACGTCTCCGGGGATTCCATCGAAATCGAGCAGGGCGAAAAGGTTGTCGGCTCGGGAACAATCAATATCGAGATCGAATACAGGACCGCCAAGTGGTCATATTGACAGAAGGAGGTACATGAAATGTCGGCCATAGAAAGCAACGGAACCAAACTGGAAATTTCGACCGGAACGGGCGGGGCCGTTACCATTACGGAGATGACCCTCTCCAACCCGACGATTCTAACGGCTGCCGCGCACGGCCTCTCGAACGGCGATGTCGTGACGCTGGCGAACTTCGCCGGGGATGATGCGGCGACGCTCAACAACAAGGTGTGTGTTGTAACGAACGTGACGACCGACACATTCGCCGTGGACATCGACACGACCGGGAAGACCATCGGCGACAACACCGACGCGGCGACGGCGACCCCCGTTGCCCTGACGGAGATCGGGGAAATCACCGACTGGGACGGCCCTTCGGGAACCGCCGCCGTGATTGACACAACCAATCTCCAGTCAACGTCGAAGACGAAGCTCCAAGGCATCCCGGACGAGGGGCAGGTGACGCTTTCGATCAACTTCGATCCGGACGACGCTGGGCAGCTTGCGGCCTCCGCAGCGCGCAAGGCGCGGGCCTCCAAGTCCTTCAAGATCACCTATTCCGACGACTCCACGATGACGTTCACCGCGTACGTTCTCGGTCTGTCCACGTCCGGGGCCGTTGACGGGAAGGTGTCGGGCTCCATCACGCTTGAGATCACGGGGGATACCACACTGGCGTCCGGAACCTCTACCGCGTGCGCGGGGACGCCTGCAAACCTCCGGGCCGTTATTTCCGATGACAGCGCAGACGCAACACTGAGCGGAACCCCCGTGATTTTTACCATCAAGGACAAGGACGGCAACGCCTACTATATCAAGGCGTACCCCACAAAAACCCCGTAAGGAGGGCGATATGAAAGGCTATCCAAAGCACATAGCGACAAAACAAGACTTTTTGAATCTGCTGGCCGATGCCAGTTTTAAAGAGCGGGCGATTGCGGACCTGAAAATTCTTCGCGACACAGACGACGAAAAGGCCACGCGGACGCTTAGCATCAACGACGACGGTACGGCAGTAACCGAGGAAATCAACAACCCTTTGCCCCTGTGGAAAATTAAGGGCTTTTCATCCCGCGCAGAAGTCGCTGCGTTGATCGCGGCGCAGGAGGTTTAAGATGGCTAACAGACAAATCACAAAAGATGTAAGCGACAGCGTTATCGCGGGCGCGGTCATGGCAAATTTTTTCCTTGATAAAACATCGCGTATTATCGAGGCTCATGCCAGTGACCACACGCGAGTCACGATAAATAAGGGCGCTTATCTTATCCCCATTAACATCGGCGACCACTGGTTCCTGATCGACACGGCGACGGACGTCGACCTGGACACGGATCTCGATGCGGGCGTCAAGGCCGCCGGCACGGACTACTTTGTCTACGCCTGCACCGACGGGACTACTCTGTCTTTCAAGATCTCGGCGAACTCGACCACTCCCGACGGTTTCGACGCCGACCACTCCCGGAAGATCGGCGGCTTCCACACCCTCTGTACGGCAGTCGGCACGATCGCCGGGCACACCCTCACCGACTACGCCCAGACCGACATCCTGCCCGCGAGCATCTGGGACCTGAAGCACCGCGCCCGCTGCGGGAACAACGCCGGCATGGTTTACGATGCCAAGAGCGGCCTCTGGATCGACATCTACCTGACCTCCGGCACCGGCGCCACAACCGCCTCCGTCAACGGCGGCACGATCAGCGACACCGGGGACTGGAACCGCTTCGTGGACGACGGCGGCGCGGTGGGGAAGAAGCTCCTCGACGACACGGAGTTCCAGCTGGCCGCCGAGGGGTCCAACATGCAGACAAATATCGTCGGCAACGCCGATCCGGTAACCACGGGCGGCCACTCCGACGCCGCAGGCCGCAGGATGATCTCCAACATCGGACTCGAGGACTGCTGCGGCGCAATGTGGCAGTGGCTGCGCGACCAGAGCTACCGATGGGACAGTGACGGTACGATGATTGCGGCGTCAAAGACCGCGACTGCCTACCACGCAGCGGAACCCGGCGGCAATCCCGTCTACGTCAAGTACGGCCCTGGCAGGCCGTACCTCTGCTGCAATATGGCCAACGACCAGGCGGACAAGTGGGTGACTTTCGGCGCCGCGGTAACGGTCTGCATCCGTCATGACGCGGACGCGGCCACGGGCGGGTATCCGCTCTATCTCGACGAGGACGCGATACA